AATATGGCTAATAAAGATGCCCCATTTGGATTAAAACCTGTTCGTATGATGGGTGGAGCACCATACTCTGGAGGACAATCTAGGTATAGGATAGCTAGTGGAGCCACTACACCAATATTCCAAGGAGACTTGGTAACGCAATTAACTGCTGGTGTAATCGGTAGACACGCTGCCACTGGTACTGTTCCTATTGTTGGAGTGTTTAATGGTGTCAGTTACACTGACCCAACCACAGGCGAACAAGTTTTTAAAAATTACTATCCCGGAAGCATATCTGCTTCTGATATAGTAGCTAATGTGATTGATGACTCTAATGTTGTTTTTGAAGTACAAGCAGATGACACTTTCCCTGTTGCTGACTTGTTTGGAAATTTTGACATTGTTGACAACTCTCCTGTTGGCGATACTTCTTCAGGCATATCTAATCAAGAGGTTGATGTAACTACTGGAGCTACAACAGCAACATTGCCCTTGAAAGTAATAGATATTTCAGAAGACCCTGATAATGATGATGTAGCATCAGCTAACACCAATGTTCTATGTGTGATTCAAAACCACATCATGGGTCAAAAAGGTGCTGGTTTAGCATAAGGAGTTAAATAATGGCAATATCAAGAGCTCAACTCGCTAAAGAGTTAGAACCCGGATTAAACAGTCTTTTTGGCTTATCTTATGATGAGTATGACAGGGAGTATGAGGAGATTTTCTCAATAGAGGACTCAAATCGTGCTTTTGAAGAAGAAGTGTTAATCACTGGATTTGGTTCAGCACCAACAAAAACTGAAGGTCAAGGTGTAAGTTTTGACAATGCTGCTGAAAGTTATAGTGCACGTTATACCCACGACACAGTGGCGTTAGCTTTCGCTCTGACAGAAGAAGCAGTAGAAGATAATTTATATGATTCGTTAGGGAAACGCTATGTGAAAGCACTAGCTAAGTCTATGGCGAATACCAAGGAAGTTAAAGGTGCTGATGTGTTAAATAATGCTTTCTCTTCCAGCTTTACTGGTGGAGATGGTAAATCTTTGATTGCAACTGACCACCCACTTGTAGGTGGTGGCACAGCAGCAAACAGAGCCACATCAATGGCTGACCTCAATGAAACTTCATTGGAAGATGCTTTAATTGACATCAGTGGTTTCACAGATGACAGAGGTTTGACTATTTCTGTACAAGCTACAAAAATGATAGTTCCAAGTGAGCTAGTTTTTGTTGCTGAAAGAATACTCAATTCTCAGTTAAGAACTGGAACATCAGACAATGATTTAAACGCTGTAAGAAGCACAGGGGTACTACCCGGTGGTTATTCAGTCAATCATTATCTGACAGACCCAGATGCTTTCTTCCTCTTAACTTCTGTAACAGACCAAGGTGATGGACTTAAAATGTTCCAAAGAAGCCCAATGGAGACTTCTATGGAGCCAGACTTCTCAACAGGTAACATAAGATATAAGGCTAGAGAGCGTTATTCTTTTGGTTTCTCTGATTGGAGAGGCATTTATGGTTCACAAGGTGCATAACTTGAACGAATAGAAATAGCGTTTATAACTCAACTATTTCAAAAAAAGGGCAACTTAGGTTGCCTTTTTTTTTGCTATTTTCTTTGTATAAATACTTGCATATTCCTACACATTTGTTATTATAACCATGTGAGATACATTAATAACAGGAGAAAAAAATGCAATTAAGTAATACTTACTACATAGGTGCTGGTTGGGGTAACAAAATGTACACTCTTAGACAGAACATTAAGTTTGCACATTCAGCTGGTTATATCACTGAAAGTGATACACATGTCAAAAATTTAAGCACAAACTATGATGAGGCTTATGCAAAAGCTGTCAAATGTGCTGAGGAATCTAATATTAAATTAGAGGCTTCTTTGATAGGCGACCTTGACCCTATTATTAGAAAAACACCAGAATATTACGCAAAAGTCAAAGAAGACTTACAAGCCAAGATTGATGATTTTCTTAAAGATAATCCAGTTCTAGCACAACACTTTACAACTTATGGTGATGCAGATACAGAAGTGCAAAGAGACATTGGGTTTGCTTTCTTTGACATCAAAGACAAGCTTTATAAGTATGGTAAATTGTCAAACAAACAAGTGGATTTTGCCATCAAATTGGTAGAAGATTATCTTACCAGAAAAGACAATGCAAAAGTATGGGCAGAAGAAAAAGCTAATGCAGAGCCAGTACCTGTGACTGAAGAAAGAATACAATTTACTGGTGAGGTTATCAAAACCACATATAAAGATTATGTTCTGCCTAATGGTATGGAAGTCGGCTCACAAAAATGCACTGTCAAAGATGACAGAGGTTTTGTGGTGTGGGGTGGTGATGTAGGTGATAAAGGTGACAGAGTTACTTTCATGGCTACAGTAACTGTGTCAGATAATGACCCTAAGTTTGGTTTCTTCAAAAGACCTACCAAAATAGAAAAAATCTAATTTGCTTATTAATAATCCTAGTAGTATGATTTTACTACTAGGATTTATTAATTAGAACCTATTGACTGACCTAGCAGACAAGCCAAGACAATAGGGGAATTTCCAAAGGAGGAAATTATGGCAAAATCGACATTTTCAGGACCAGTTAAATCATTAGCTGGGTTTATTTCAGCTGGTAATGCAACTGTAGTCAGCTTAACAGCAGACACCACACTCACTGTTGCAGCACATGCTGGTAAAATATTACTCACCAATGATGCAGATGGTAAATTTACTTTGCCAAGCATAGTTGCTACAGCACCAGATAGTGATGATGACCCAAATCAAACTAACAATTTAGGTGCTACTTTTACTTTTGTCGTGGTCACAGCTGCTACAGATATGGATATTAAAACAGATGGCACTGATAAATTTGTTGGTGGCATCTATACAGGTGTAGATGATGCTACAGGTAAAACATTTATATCAGGTTCATCTAATGATGTAATAACCATGAATGGTTCTACTAAAGGTGGAATCGCTGGTAGCATTGTGCGAGTAACTGCTATAGCCTCTGCAAAATATGCAGTAGAGGGTCTAACTTTAGGCTCAGGCACATTAGTTACACCTTTTGCTGACGCATAGGAGTAAATAATGGCAGACACAGTAACCTCACAAACTATTCAGGATGGTCAAAGAGTAGCTGTATTAAAGTTTACTAATGAATCAGATGGTACAGGGGAATCTTCTGTTAAGAAGGTTGATGTATCAGCGTTGTCTTCTAACAATGAAGGTAAAGCTTGCACCAGTGTATCTATAGCTAGAATACATTGGTTTTGTAGAGGCATGGGTGTTGATATTGAGTTTGATGCAACTACCAATGTCTTAGCAGTAACCTTAGCTCCTGATAGCTCTGGTGATGAGTATTTTGACCAGTTTTCTGGCATACCCAATAATGCTGGTTCAGGAGTGACTGGAGATATAGACTTTACTACAGTTGGACATTCTAGTGGTGATGCCTATTCCATTATTTTAGTTTTGAATAAAAATTATTAATGGATGGCTGTAAAAAAAACCAAAAGAAAAACAAAACCAATACGCAGAACTACTGGTAAGGGTGGTAACTATCGCCCTACCAGTAAAGGTGCTGGTATGACAAAAAAGGGTGTAGCAGCCTATAGGCGTGCAAACCCCGGTTCAAAGTTACAAACTGCTGTAACAGGTAAAGTAAAAAAAGGCAGTAAGGCAGCTAAACGTAGAAAATCTTTTTGTGCTAGGTCACTAGGACAATTAAAGAAAAGTTCAGCTAAAACTAGAAACAATCCTAATTCAAGAATTAGGCAAGCAAGAAGAAGGTGGAAGTGCTAATGGCAACAGGAAGGTCACAAATACCAAAAAGTGTAGCAAACCCAAGTTTGTATAGAAAAGCTAAAGCTAAGGCTAAAGCTAAGTTTGATGTTTACCCGAGT